AATGGAAATTAGAGCAAAAGGATTAGAGCAATTAAAAGCATTATCGGGTATAGATAGAGAAATGAAAGCAGGTATCCGATTTGGGCTTTATAATTTTGCAGATAAATTACGCAAAGATATCAGGGCTGAAATTTTAAGTAAAAACAAAACTGGTAGAACTTATTTAGTTAGACGGGGTAAATCTAGAAGAAAACATCGTGCATCGGCAATAGGTGAAGCACCCGCAAATCTATCAGGCAATTTAAGGGCATCAGTCGGTTACGATGTTAAAGGCGTAGATATGCGTATCGGATATCGTGAACAATCACTAAAAGGAAACCCAGTTAAATACGGAAAACGCCTTGAAGTAGATTTAAAAAGAAACGCTATTGAGCAGGCAATAGATAAAAACGCAAGTGATTTTAAAGACTTCATAAAAAATGGCGTACACGATAAAGTCGTTAGAAAAATACAACAAGGTAAGCGATAATGAAAGCAGAAGAGATAATACAACAATTAAGCAGAACGCTACCATTTATAACCGATAGTTTTACGGATAATATAAGTATATCCTCTTTGGTTAGAAGTGGCAGTACCGTTACGGCTACGTCTGCATCAGTTCACGGCTTATCTACTAATGATTATGTCTTTATTAAAGGTGCATATAGCCCAGTCTCCATAACAAGTGCCGTAAGGACTGGCACGCAGGTTAAATGCACTACTGCTACCGAACACGATTTGACAGTTCCATTTAATTACGAAGTTTTGATAAGTGGATTTAACGAAGCAGAATATAACGGAACGTTTGAACTTGTATCAGTTACCGATAGAAATACTTTTACTTACGAAGTACAAAGCGGTTTATCTAACCAACCGACTGGGAGCGGTATACTCAATGAGGATTTAAGCATTGCGTTTACAGGCAGTTATAATTTGGGTTATAACGGATATAAACAAATAACCAAAACAAGCGACACAACTTTTACTTACGCAATAGACAATACGCCAAATAGCCCTGCGACAGGAACAATACAAGCATCTATAAATCCACGTATAAGCGGAGCGGTAAGTTTAGAAGTGGCAAAGTCAAGTTACACGCAAAAGAACACTGGTAAACTTTGGGCTTTTGTTGTGTTGGAAGATGGTGTGGCAGGTAAAGATAGGCGACAGGATAGCGATAGTACATACGTTGGGGAACAAACTAATTTCTATTTACAAGACTATGTACAACCGTTTAGTATTTATGTATTTACGCCTTGTAAGAGTGAGTATTCTGCTAGAGCGTCAAGGGATTTAATGATTGACGTAAGGGCTAATTTAGGTAAATCTCTTTTAAGTTACAAAGCAGAAACAGGATTTTCAAAAGATAAAAGTTACGGCATTACTGCTAATGGAGACAATACTACTGAATATAGTAGCTCATTTTATATACATAGGTTTCAATACGAAATGATGTCTGTGATTTATATTGAAGACGTATTTAGGCAGTATAGTGTAGCTTTGAGTAACATCACTGTGAAAACTAAAAACGAAAATGACGTAGACATAAAAACAGACGTAAAAGACTTTTAAGGAGAGAATATGAAAGTAAGAATAAATAAACCACTAAAAAACTATGCAATAGGACAGATAGTTGACATTAATCCTAGTGAAACATATTGGATTAATCGGTTAAAAGATGCCGAAATTGACAACTGCATAGAATTAGTAAAAAAGGAAATAGAAGAAATTAAATTTAAAAGAGAGGTAAAAAAAGATGGCAAATCAGCAAGTAAATAAACCAACTATTACGAATACTTTGCTAGGTGCAGAATTAACGCCAACTATACAACCACAAAAGGTTCTTTTAGTCGGACAACAAACAAGTGCTGCAACTGCAACCGAAAAAACTTTGATTAGTAATTTACAAAGTATTGCACAAGTAGAAACATTATTTGGCGCACGTTCGGAAATGGCAGGTATGTATAGAGCATTTAGAGCTTTAAATACCAAAACGCAAGTGGACGCAATTTCGTTAGATGACAACAGCGGTACTGCTGCGACTGGCGTTGTGGCAATTACAGGAACGGCAGGCGAAGATGGAACATTAACATTCTTTGTCGGCTCACGTAAAAATCATAGTTATACAATATCAGTTACCGATTTAGACACGGCAACTATAATAGGCGATGCTTTAGTAGCTGCTGTAACCGCTGATACAGAAGCTCCGTTTACGGCAGTTAATGTAACGGGTACAGTAACATTTACCTATGCCAATGAAGGCACTATAGGTAACAACATTGCATTATCAGTACAGGGTATAGTTGACGGCATATCTATTGCGTTGACTAACTTTGCATCAGGTGCTACCGACCCTGTCGTAACTGGCTTATATTCTGTTATCGGAGAAACACGATATCAAAATATCGTAGCTCCCGAATATGCACAAAGCGAAACGTTAACACTTTTGGACGCACGCTGGGATATTGACAATAAAGTATTAAACGGAGTTATGATATATGGTGCTACGGATACTTTGGCAAATCTCAAGACTAAACTAACCAGCGTAAATTCTCAAAACCTTGCCTTGTTTGGAAACAAATTAGGCACAGCATCGGATTTAAAAGGTTCGGAAACTGGGGAATTAAACTACGTTATAGCTGCTACGATTGCAGCGGTTCGCTCATTAGGATTTACCGAAGGGGCAAACTTATCAAATATAGTAACAGGTAACGTGGATATTTTAGATAGAACTGGTGGTATACAGTTTGCATCATTGCCGTATTTCAATACGCCATTATCAAACATATCTCCCATATTGGCTAATAAAGGGTTTACGGGAACGGAAATAGACGAGTTAAGGGACACAGGAATATCCGTAATAGGTAACAATAAAGCTGATAACGGAGTTCTTTTAGGCGAAGTTGTAACCGCTTACAAAACCGATACGCTTGGCAATCCTGACACTTCTTTTAAGTTCTTAAACTTTAGAGATACTTACGATGTAGCAACCGAATATCAGTTTAATAATTTAAAAACTGATTATCCTCAAAGTAGACTTACTTATGGAGATTTGAGAGAAGGTTTAACAATGGCAAACGAGGATAGTATACGTGGCTCAATGATTAAGTACTACAAAGAGTTAGGTTCTTTTGGAATTACTCAACTGGGTGCTACTGCTCAAAATTATTACGACACAAATCTAACAATATCAGTAGACTTGCAAAATCGTAAAGTTACAGCAGAGCAGGAAATTCCTATTGTTACGCAATTCGGAAATATGGTTATAACTTCACGTATTGCATTTAATGTTAGTTAATAAGGAGATTTGAAAATGGCAAAAAGAAATACAGTAGCATTATCAACGCCACAGGTGATATTGAATAATAAAGTTTTGGGAATTGTTCCTGGCACTTTTACGTTCACAGGCGGACGTGGCGAATTTACGCATAGAAGAGCGTCAACTGGCGGACAGGGAACTACGGCAGTCGTAAGTAAAAATGCAGAAACTTTTAAATCAATGGTTAAGTTTGAAGTTTTTCCAACTACGGATAACTTTGATTTATTAGATACTGCAAAAATAAACTTCGCTAATAATACTTTACAGGCAACTGAAAATGGAAAGGCATTTGTTTTTACTAATTTAGTAATAACAAACGACCCTGAATTTAATACAGGAAATGACGCAACAGTATCGGTAGAGGCAGAATCAGACCCGATAAATGAGTAAACATATGGGGAGATTGACCTCTGGTCTCCCCACTTTAACAGAGGAGAAATACAATGGACAAGTTCAAAGAAGAAATAAAATATGAGTTAATAAAACCTATTAAGTATTCGGTAGGCGGTAGCGGTATGATTGATGCTAAATTTATAAATGTAAAAGCACCGTCTGTAAAAGTTAGAAAACATTTAGGTTTTATAGAACGTGAGTATTATGCAATGGGGCAAAAAGCGGCTATGAATAGTAGAGATAAAGAGTTAACTGCTAAACAAATAGAAGATGCGAAAAAATCTATAAAAAAAATGCAAGAAGACCCCATAGAAGAGGGAAAATTAATACTTACAATAATTTCGTCTAGCGAAAATATAGAAAAATGCCAAGAACATTTTTTGGAAATACTTTATAAAGATGCAATGATAGACAACAAAGAAAAGTTTACCGAAGTTTTGGCAGATGAAATGTCATACGCTGATTTAAAGAATTTAATGGGGGTGTATTTGGGAAATTTTTTAAATTTAGCCCTCTAATAAATAATGAGGGCAAAAACTTTTCCGAATACGATAAGTTTGAACGTGTTAAATTTAAAATGATGATGGAAAGTAAAGGCGGTATTACATTAACGGATTTAAACACTATGACAATTCCAAACATATTAAGATACATAGAGTATTTTAACGATTATTCTAAAGAGACTGAACATAACATAGAAAAAGGATTAAAAAAATAATGGCTAGTAATTTTAGTGTATATTGGGAATTTATATTAAAAGACAGATTTTCTAAAGTAGCTAAACGTATGGATGCTAGTGCAAAGCTAATGACAAGCAGACTAGCTATTGCATCTACACGCCTTAAATCTATGGGTAGTTCAATGCGTAATTTTGGGAAAAAAATGTCGCTATATGTTACCGCTCCTATAGCAATTGCATTTACGATGATGGCTAAAAAAGCAATAGACGCTGAAGAAACATTTTCTAAATTTGCAGTTGTGTTTAAAGATGTTGGGAAAAAATCAGAGGCAGTAGCAAAAGATTTACAATACAATTATGGTTTAAGTTCTGTCGCTTCTAAAAAATTGTTATCTGATACAGGAGATTTGTTATCAGGTTTTGGTTTTCAGGGTGCTGCTGCATTAGATTTATCCGAAAAGGTAAACAAATTAGCAGTAGATTTAGCATCTTTTACTAACATAGAGGGTGGAGCTGATAGAGCATCTGCAGCACTAACTAAAGCATTATTAGGAGAACGTGAAAGTGTTAAATTACTTGGTATTGCAATACTAGAAGAAGATGTAAAAAAGCAAGTATCATTGGAGCGTTCTAAAGGATTAAGATTTGAAAATTTAAGAATAGCAAAAGCGTATGCAACATATTCGCTTATGATTAAACAAAGTAAAAATGCAATAGGAGATTTTGCTAGAACACAACATCAAACAGCTAACCAATTAAGAATTTTTAGAGCTAGATTAGATGATATACAAGTAGAATTAGGAAAATTTTTAATACCGACTATATTAAAACTAACCCAAAAATTTAATGAAATGGCGAAAGTTTTTCAAAGTAAAAGCCCCGCATTTAAAAAAACTATATTATGGATTTTAGGTATAACCGCTGCAATAGCTCCAGCTATTATGTTGCTAGGTTTTATGTCTAGCGGAATAGGCGTATTAATAAGCGTAATAAATGTCTTAATGTTTAAAGCATTGATACCTTTATTTACTTTGATGTTTACAAATCCAATAGGAATTATAATAACAGCCATAGCCGCTTTAGTAATAGGTATTATTTTAATGGTTAAACATTGGGATAAAGTAAAAGTAGTATTGTTAAAAGTTTGGAATATGTTTAAGAAATTTGCAAAATTTACGCCTTTTGGTATTTTTATTTTAGCAGGTGAATTGATTTATAAAAACTGGAATAAAATTAAAAACTTATTTATTGTAATAAAAGATAAAATAGCTGGCTTCGTTGGTAAGTTAAGACCTGCAATAAATCTTATAAGTAAAATTCCATTTTTAGGTGGTGGGGGTTATGACCTTAAAACTCCTATGTCTAATGATATGGATAAGGTTTTAAATACAAAATCAAAAGGCGAAAAATCAACATTTGAAGGCACGTTAAATATCGCAGGCGCTCCGAAAGGTAGCACGTTACAAACCGCATCTGCGGGAGCTATGAATATGAATGTGGGTATGAATATGGAGGGTGCATACTAATGGCATTTCAAAATATAAAAGACTTACAGCAAGGTTCGTTTAAGGGAGTGCCGTTTTTATTTGTCGGCAGTTCTGTAACTGGCGGCAGAAAAAACGTTTTTTACGAATATCCGAACACAGATAAGAGAGGTATGTCTGATTTGGGTTTAATGTTAAAAGACATTAGCCCAATGACTATTTATATTTCAGGAAACACATCATCTGATTACGACCAAAACAGGGATAATTTCATATCCGCATTAGAAAGTCAGGGAGCAGGCATATTGGTGCATCCTACTTTAGGACAGATTAATTGTGCTATTAATGGATATACCCTAAACGAAAATATATCGCATATAAATAGGGCTGATTTTAGTGTTAATTTTAAGGAAGTATCAGAGCCTATAAAACCTTCTGCTACGCAAAATAATATCCCTAAAATAGAGAACATAGCCGTAGAAACAATTTCAAAAGTAAGCGCTGATGTAGAAAAAAACTATAACGTATCAAAGAGTAATTACGCTAACTTTGCATCTGCGAAAGCTAAAGCACAAACAATAACCGATAAATTTATAGAAATATCCGACCAAGTTAAGCAAAGAACGACAATTTTTAGTCAATTTAAGACTACAATAGATACTTTTAACAACGAAATAAACGTAATAGTCGCTAATTCTACTAGATACTCTGAAGAGTTAAAGACTTTATTTGATGATTTAAGGTTAATAGCATCAGACCCCGTAGAGCGATTTTTGATGTTTACTAAATTATTTGACTTCGGAGCAGATGACGCAAGTATTGAAACTACTACCAGTTACCAAATAGAACGCAAAGCAAATAACGACTTAATAAATAATGCCGTAAATTCAAATTCTTTGGCATATGCTTACGCAACATTAAAAGAAGTTACACTAAATAACGAAAGCGAATTTAATGAATTTAACGAATTACTAAACGACCAATGGGAGCTTTTGCAGGGTCAAGATTTGGATTACGATGTTAGAGAAAACATACTAGATTTAAGGGCTGAAATAGAAAAATATATAGATACTTTAAATCTACCTGAATTGATTACTGAAAATACAATTGAAACATCTCCCACACTGGTAAGCTATCAGTATTATGGCAGTACCGAAAGAGATTACGAAATATCTAATCTTAACGCTTTAAAAGACTACGGAATTGTATCGGGTGATATTACATTACAGAGTGATTTTAAATGAATAAAATATACATAGAAGTAGATGGCGTATTATATGAAAACCTGCTAGACATCAGAGTTCGCAGGGATATGACTGAATTTTGCGGTACGTTTTCTCTATCGGCTACTAACGAAACTACAAACATTACGGATTTTAGTGAGTTTCCTATTAAACCGAATAGCAATATAAAAATATATATTGACGAATTTCCTGTAATGAACGGATACGTAGATACTATATCCGTAGATATAAACAATGACGGGTACATTTTATCAATCAATGGTAGGGATATTACACAGGATATTTTAGACAGCTCTTTAGTCGGTAACGTAGAATTTAAAAATAGAATAAGTTTTAAAAAAGTAATTGAAAGGGTGTTAGTAAATTTAGGCGTAACAGATATTAAGGTTATTGATAATGTTGGAGATTTAAACGATTTTAAAACATCTGAAATTATTAGCGGTAGCGTTGACGAAACTGGCTTTGATTTTTTAAATAAACTTGCCAAAAAAAGACAGGTTTTATTGTCTACAAACGAAGAGGGAAATATAACTATTTCAAGGGCAGGTACGGAAGATAGTGGCGGTGAGTTACGAATGATAGTAGGCGATAGTGAAAACAATGTACTGTCTGCAATTAATAACATTGACAGCGTCAATAGGTTTAATAAATACAGTATCTTTTCACAGGATAATCCCAGTTCGGGATTTGGTGATTTTGATGATGTGCCTAGTAAATTAGCAATGTCAACGGATGCTGAAATAAGAGTTAGCAGGCAAATAAATATCATACCTGAAAACAGTTCTAACGTTAGAGATTGTAAAAATAGAGCCACTTGGGAAAGGAATTTTCGTAAAGCAAAAGCAAATACAACTGCCTGTACTGTTAAAGATTTTTATGCAGATACAGTAAATAAGATTTTATGGAAAAATAATAAACTTGTAAATACACGCATTGAACCATTGGGTATATATACCGATTTATTAATTAAAAGCGTTCAATTTTCGCAAGCTAATAATGAACTGATTACTAATTTAGAACTGGTAGACAAAGACGCTTATACTATAGAAAGTAAACTTGAAAAATTAAATATATTGCAAAGTAAACAAAAGGATAATTTATTTTAATATGGCATTAGAACAGGTACTAAAACAAGAAGTTAAGCAAATAAAATCTGCTCTTAAAAATGGAATTAAGAGGAGTAATATTTCGCTTGCTAGTACCGATACTGGAAAATATCAAATTGCACAGGTTAATTATTTTAAAAATAAAACAAAAAATGCTCATTTAATTACGCCTTATGGTCTAGCTTGCAATCCTAGTGAAAATGAAGAAACTATAATGCTTAATGTTATGGGACAGGAAGAAAACACTGCTGCTATACCTTATGCGGTTACAAACAGATTTAAGAATTTAGTTAAAGGCGAAGTAAGGACAGGAAATCCATTAAGCAACGCATCTATCTTGTATCGTAATGACGGTGTAACAGCCATAAATGGAAGCGAACACGAAGGGCTAATAAAGATTGTAGACTTAACGACTAAACTAAATGATTTGGTTACCGATTATAATTTACATATGCACACAGGCGTACAAACTGGGGGTGGAGTTAGCGGAACACCATCAACGTCTGCGTCATCTTTTAGTAAATCCGATTATGAAAATGAAAACGTAATACACGGCTCGCAGGGAACTGGTACAAGTGGTGGCTCAAGTGGTGGAGGTGGAGCAGTAGTATGGGGTAGTATTACTGGAGTATTATCAAATCAAACCGATTTGCAAGCAGCATTAGATAGTAAAATTAGTACCGAAACAGACCCTGTGTTTAGTGTCTCGCCAGCGTTTGGAATTGTAAGTGGAGACATATCAAATTGGAATACTGCTTATGGTTGGGGAGACCATTCTTTAGCAGGATATTTAACATCAGAAACAGACCCAGTATTTATAGCATCTCCTGCGGCAGGTATAACATCAGGCAAAATATCTAATTGGGACACGGCGTTTGGCTGGGGAGACCACACAGGACTTTACGATACTATTGGAACGGCAAGTGGAATTATTTCCACTCACGAAAGTACATATAATCATTCTTTGATTACAACTGCATTACAAAACATCGTAGAAGACACAACGCCGCAACTTGGTGGGAATTTAGATGCTTTAACGAATGATATTGAAAATGTGGGAGTTTTTAAGCAAGGGACTGTAGATAATTTCAATGCTGAAATTTCAACTTTATTTAGACTACGAAATACCAACGCAAATGTGGCGTTTTCTGCCAATACCTATTCAAATACAACTACAAATAGAAACGCATTTACTTTTAATAGATTTGCTGGGACAGAAAGTAGTCCAGCCACAGTTCTAGCTAACTCTACAGTATTTGGCATAACTGCAAACGCATATGATGGTGCGTCAAATTTAACCGTAGGTCAATTGTTTGGTTATGTAGACAATGTGAATGGAATAGGGGATATATCTTTTCACTGGAGTTTTTTAACAAGAGAAGATGGAGGTTCTTTTACCGAAAAATTAAGAATGGCAGACATTATTTCTGCAAAAGTAGATATGGATTTAGAAGATAATAATATCTTAAATGTGCCAAATTTAGCCACAAAAACTACTGCTAACATAAATATATCAGTTGGTTCTGGTGGAGATTATTCAACATACGCAGACGCAATAGCTAGTATTCCAGACTGTCTTGCTCATAATGTAACTATTACAATTTTGAAAGGAACAACTTTAACGGAAGAGGTAACAGTCGCTAATAAACTTGCCAGCGTTAGAGATTTGTTTTTGGTAGTTCAGTCAGAAAAATACTATCCCACAACTGGAATAACACAACCAACAGCCGATAGTGCTACGGCAACCACATTACGTGATACTAGCGTTTTTATTTCTGACGATGAGTATAATGACTGTTGGGTTATTATAGTAGACGGAACAGGAACAGATAATGGATTTATAAAAATAACCGATACCATTGCAAGCACGGGTGATATAGTTGTTGCATCTTGGAC